GTGGCATCGATTGTGCAGGTAGGAACGCGTTGGCGCGCTCAAGTCCGACGCGAGGGCAAGAGTATAGCAAAAACGTTTCGGACGAAGGCGCAGGCCTCCACATGGGCACGCGAAATTGAGGTAGCGGTTGATGAGGGCAGGAATCTGGACAAGGTGTCGGCCAAGACGCTGGTGCCGGCGATCATTGCGCACTACCGGATTTTGCGAGAGGAGTCGAAGCGTCCGGTTCGGGACAAATCTACTGAGGATTACACGCTGAAGCAGTTAGCCGAGCACTTTAGCGGGGTCGCGATAGCCGAGCTTACGCCGAAGACGCTTGTGAAGTTTGCTCAGGCACGGCATAGGGCCGGGGCTGGGGCGGCTACCGTCAACATGGATATTTCGAAGCTTGGGACGGTGTTGCGGCATACGTCGAGCTTTTTGGATTTCGACGTTCCGGACGTTATTGGTAAGGCTCGGCCAATGCTTCATCACTTGAGATTAATCGGGGCGTCGGGGAAGCGCGAGAGGCGGCCGACGGCTGACGAGATCGCGAAAATCATGGCGTGGGACAGGGAACATCCGGAATACACGTTGCCGCTGTCCGACATCATCGAAATCAATGGGCAGTCGGGGTTCCGGCGTGGCGAGATTTTCCGCATCGAATGGCGTGATTTGGATGAGATCAACCGGATGGTGCTTGTACGTGATCGCAAGGATCCGCGCAACAAGGTCGGGAATCATGAGTGGGTGCCGCTGATCGGGACATCGCTGGATGTGATCAAGCGGCAGTCCAAGGTTGACGGCGAGCCGCGAATTTTTCCGTTCTCACCGCAAACCGCAAGTAAGTACTTCAAAATGGCTTGTGATTCGAAAGGTGTTAATGACTTGCACCTGCACGACTTGCGTCATGAAGCGACGAGTGCTCTATTTGAGGCTGGGTGGGGGATTGCTGAAGTCGCTGGTGTTACTGGTCATAAGGACTGGAGACATCTGAAGCGTTACACGAACCTTCAGCCTGAAGACCTTGCTGAGAAGGGCAAATTGCTTCTGTTCAAGAAAAGCGAGTGCGCCAATGGCTAGCCCGTGATTGAGGAGCGCGTGCCGTCCCGTCTCTCGGTTTTCTAACCTCCAGAAATTTACAGCTCGCATTGAAACTTGTTTGGATACTGTATATGTTTCGCATAGATCGGATTATCCGCAATTACTCTCTGTATTCAGCGTAGATGGCAGGTGCAATTGCCTGTAGCCGCAACCTCTTGAAATAAGATCGTGACCAACCATGGCGTAGGACCGACAGATCCGTGAAAAAAGAGCTAGCCGACTTGATTCGTGATTACCAGTTGAGGGTCCACGAGGCACTGGTGTGTATGCACAGGTCCGGAATTCGCATGCCAAGTTCAAATCTGCGTTGGCTTTACAGTGACATTCCAATAAAAGGTGTGCTTGAAGGTGGCATTGAGTACTTTAAGCACGGCGCCGGATGCACGGTCTATCTCCCAGATGGAGAGGTCGACTTTGATTTCGGGAGGCAGGGAGAAATCAATGGGTTTGACCTGTGGCGTTTATCTCTCTTTGCTGGCGAAGAGCTTTCGGCATATGGTTTCGAGAGTCCGGAGACTCTTGAAATGTGCTTTGATACAGCAGTCTCCGAGGGGAATTTGGTTGGCTCGGACGGTATTTTTTACGTCGCAGGGCTTCCGCGAGTGCTCGCAGTCGACATAGACAGCCGGTTGCCAGGGGATAGTCTCCCCCCTCGCAATCTCGACATCGTGCATGTGCTGCATAGTCATTATTTTCAGGCCGCCGAAGTGATGCGCGAGAACTACGATAATTTGCACCGGAAATGGGAGAAGCAAAATTCCCTAAGTCACCGAAAGTTCGTTGATCTGCGAATCTATATGTCTTCCTGGCTGGGCTTTCTTGCCGTGACCTGCGAAGGTTTCGAGGAGCTTGGAATGCATCTTCTTCTTCGGAATAGTCGCCCAGCAGAATTTTTAGAATTGCTACCGAAGAGCGATGCCTTGGGGAAAATGATAAAGCGGCACCGAAATCCGCTTAGAGAGCTCAGAAACAAGACGTTTCACCTGCGAGAGGATCCAGAGGCGATTCGACGATTCTTCGCTCCCGACGCAAAAAGACTTCCGTGGGCTCGCGAGTTGCACGACGCGTTTGAAGATTTTTTCTCGGATTATCGTGTCCACTGTGAGGTCCACTATGCGCAAAACGGACGGCTAGGTGAACTGCGCATCAAACGAGAGCCTCCGCAACGACGTGTGATGCGGTGAGATAGTCCTCAGCCAAACCGTTGGGGCCTCAGGGCGGCGGCTCCTGGAATGTGGTTTCGAATACCCTCCAACGGAAGTTCAGCTTCGTCCACCCTGTGGAGAGACTGGGAGGGCGGGAAGATGTAGATTCTCGATGTCTGGGGGGGGCTCGAGACGTTCTGTATTCTGGTTGGTTAGGTGGCTAACATAAAAAATCACAGATCCAAGGGGCGAAATGAACGATACGGTAGATCAGGCAGTTCCACAGGCGCTTGCGGCAGATTACGGCGGAATATTGACCCATCGCAGACCCGGCAACGAGGGCTGGAAGGCGCTTTCGGAAAACGCATATCGGGTGATCCATAAGGTTGACGACTTGGGGCCAGAAGCGCGTGCCCAGATCGCGGAAAGCAGGCAGTCTGTTACCGACTTATTGTCGGCAGCAATGCAGTACACCAATCTCGGCTTTTTTGCAGGTAGCGGAACATCGCTCGGTGCGGCCAATGGGCCAAGCATGTGGAAATTGTGGGCGAAGGCAATGTGCACCGATGCTGATGGACACCAACTGTCGGAGCAAGGTGAATCGGTTTGCAAAAAAATTAACTATACCGAGCGCAAAAACCCGAACATCGAGCATTTCCTGTCTCAGTGCGATGCGTATCTCTCATTCTCGGCTGATGCAGAGGTTCAGGAGTTTGTCACCAGAGTAAAGGAAAAAATACTCGAACTTTGCAGCGTGTTCCTTACACAAGAAGGATCGGACATTTCGGCGTATCGGTATCTGCTGCAAAAGCTCGCGCGACGCAGAGTGCGTGATCCTCGATTGAGGGTGTTCACTACTAACTACGATATGTGCTTCGAATCGGCCGCATCGGACCTTGGCATTACGGTAATAGACGGCTTTTCATATACGCGTAATCGTCGATTCGACGGTCGGCACTTTAGCTACGATGTGGTGCGTCGCGACTCGGAAAAGCAGGACTTTGTTGAGGGGGTATTTCATCTCCACAAGCTCCACGGGTCTGTAAGTTGGCAGCGTAATGGCAACGATGTCTTCGAAGTTGCCAGCCCGGCTGCTGACAAGGCCTGCCTGATTTATCCGGCTAAAGGAAAATATCAGCAAGCGTTCTTACAACCACATTTGGAGCTTCTGTCGCGTTTTCTTGATTTTCTACGCCAACCGAATACCTGCCTCATCACGGCAGGCTTTGGATTCAATGATGATCACCTTTCGGAACCAATCTACTCGGCAATACAGGCCAACCCGAGCCTCAAGTTGATTCTGACAGATCATCGCTGTGTCGAGCACGTTCACAACTGCGGTCACCACGGGTCGAGCCCGTACTGGAAACGGTTCGCCGATTTGGCTGCACGTGGATTTGATATCCATTTCATCGGTGGCTCATTTGCTGATTTCGTCGACATAGTTCCGTCGCTTCGAGCAGTCTCCCCAGCCGAACAGCTTGCGGAGGCGGTCCGCAGAGTCGGGGGGCGTACATGACGTGCGACGATTTGGGGAAGTATGGAGCGCTTCGAGCGGAACTGCGGGTGGGCGTTGTTTCTAGCGTGCAAGCCAACTCGGTCAAAGTTAACCTGGCTCATGCTGGAGATGTAGGCGGTCAGTACATTCGTTCCCAACGCTATGGGCGTGGGGAAGTCGGCGAATTGGTATTGATTGAGGCGCAGCAAGGTCTTCTGCTAGGACGCCTCACGGAAGTTGCTCTTCCAGACCGTGATCGAACGGAAATATCGCAAGATTTCGAAGGAGGAAGTCACGTAGATGCCATTGGGTTTGTTCGTCTACTGGGCTCTGTGCACGCCGTGACGTTACGAATCCGAGCGGGCATCGCTACGTATCCGAGACTGGGCGATCGCGTATTTTCGGCCCCTAGTGCCTTTGTTGCCCGCATTCCCGATCTGACCGACGCAGGACTCGATACGGAGCGGCCGGCGGTGTCGCTCAACCTGGGGCAGGTTTCTGGAGAATCCGGATTTTCGATTGCTGTTACGCCGGAGAAGTTGTTCGGACGCCATTGCGCAATCCTAGGGTCTACTGGGGGGGGCAAGAGCTGGACGACTGCTCGAATCTTGGAAGAGTGTCGTCGATACAAGTCAAAGGTGATCCTGCTGGATGCCACTAGCGAGTATCGTTCGCTCTCGGGTGCCGACATATTTCACTGCCACGTTGGAGCGCCAATCCATGTTGCTGATGGTTCCAACGAAGTGAACATTCCGCCAACAGATTTTTCTGAGGGTGATCTGATCGCTCTTTTTCAACCATCAGGAAAGACGCAGGGGCCGAAATTACGGGAGGCGATGAAAAGTCTTAGGCTCGCTAATCTGGCCCCAGAAATCGCAACTAGTGGCGTTATCAGAAAGATTAATCAGCCTAAAGCTGCCTATCGCCAAGCCATGAATGCGGGCAACAATTCGGCTCTGGTAGATGATCCAAATCAACCATTCGACGTTACCGTCCTGCATCGCCAGATAGTGCAAGAATGCTGCTTCCCAGATGCCGCGAATAGCGCGGATTCATGGGGAGGGCCTTCGACCGAGCTGACATACTGTTCATCGCTCTTGACCCGTATCATTGGCGTAATTAACTCGTCGGCCATGGCTTGTGTATTTCGTCCATCACCAGGAACATCGACGCTTTCCGATGCACTCAACGCATTTTTTGCGGACGACAACAAGACGATTTTTCGGTTGTGCCTTAGCTCGATAGGTTACGAGTTTAGCGCGAGAGAGGTGATTACCAACGCGATTGGTCGCATGCTGCTTCTAAAAGCTCGACGAGAAGAGTTCCGGCAGCGCCCAATCCTTGCTGTTCTTGACGAGGCTCACAACTTCCTTGGCAAGTCTGTAGGGTCCGAAGATTACGCGATGAATCTGGACGCGTTTGAATTAATTGCTAAAGAAGGTCGTAAGTATGGTCTCAACGTTTGTCTTGCAACACAGCGCCCGCGGGACATCACGGAGGGAGTTCTCAGTCAGATGGGAACGTTGCTAGTCCATCGTCTGACGAATGACAGGGATCGGGAGGTTGTGGAAAGGGCATGTGGAGAAATCGATAGGTCCGCAGCGGCGTTTATCCCGAACCTAAAACAAGGAGAGGTTGCGCTAGTCGGCGTGGATTTTCCAATTCCTGTCACGATTCAAATCAATCCTCCATCGCAACCCCCGAAGTCTGACGGGCCTAGCTTCCAGAGACTTTGGCGTCGAGATGTTTAAATGGTTAGTCTTGCCCAGTGAGTCATGTTGTGGAAATGGATTTACGCCTTGCCCCGATCGAACATTGATTTTTTGCTGCTGAGACACGCCTTTCGGAAGTCGAATGATTACCTCCGAAACGAGGTGGCTGTGTCCAGCAGCGGATTTGCGAGCGCCTTGGGTATAGCACCGGGCGCTAAAAGGTACATAGCTCTCGGGTTGTCATGTGCTATCGCAGGCTGTGGCTTGTTTCGCCATTAGGTCGAGGTAGTTGGAGACAGCGTCATACGAGGCAAAGCGCCTGCCACCCTCGACGTAAGTGGGCACGGGAAACGTCTCTGCACTGATCTGATTGCGAATGGTCCCTTCGGCTACGCAGAGCAGTTGCGAAAGCTGTGCGACACCGAGTCTTACACCGTATCGCTCAAGCACGTATGCGCGGGTAAGCAAGCTCATCTCAATTTCCCTTTGTGGCCAACCAAAAACACCCGAGTCCCTGATTCCAAAATGCTTGGCAGTTGTCTAGTTTCGCGCCGACTTCCTGCGCCGCCTCGAATGCCGTGACGATGGCCTTCACGGGGTCGTCGCTCAGGATGTGGTCGATTGGGTGTCGCTCAGGGAGTGATATCCCTCGACTCGACCAATAGCGCTTCTCGTTCATCTTGTGCTCGGCAAAGTCCTTGGTCAGATATTTGCCGAGGTAGGCAGCCAGCTTGTGATGGTGACCTTTCTGACGAAACGGATTTCGCACATTGACGTTGCCGTTGTCTTCGCCAACGATGGATATCCAGATCGCGCGGAGCACCCTGTAGTTCTGCCGTCCCTTTACGGCGATATGCAGATGCCATGCTCCCCGCTTTTGACGTTCTGGGACCGCGACGTACTGGAAATCCTGAATCCTGTTCAAACGGCGGCGTAGTAAGTCGAAATGGCGCTTCAGGCGTTCCTTGTCCTGCATGTTCTCTCGGTAGGTCAGAGTAATCATGCGATCCGCGCCGATGGCCTTACAACGCAATCTGACTTGTTGTTTGGCCCGTTTGGCCGCCGCCATTTGGTTATCCTCCGAGTTTTCGGATTCGCCGCGCCTCGCTTTTGGCAGGGTGTGAAGCCTCTGAGCGCCCATGTAGCGGTCGAATCGGGTGACGGTGACCTCCACCTGACCCTGTCCAAAATTTCGTCCCCTGACGATCCACTCTCGTCGGAAGGCGGAATCGTTCACTAAACTCGGTTCTTGCATGGCAGCTCCTTTGTCATGTGTCATCGCGGAGAAGGCGTTGGCCCCGGTGTTCTGCATCGGGGCCCTTTTTTTCGTCCGGATCGAAGTCGAAGTGTTTCTGTCCCGGCTGGATGCGCTTTGCCACCTCCTTTCTCGTTAAGTGTTACGGATATAAATTTAGGGCGCGCTTCGCGCGCCCCCGCCGTCCTCGACCCTGCGGGCGGCGGCGGTCGCGCGAAGCGTCGGTCTTTCTTCGATCCGCGCTACCTTGTCGGCGGGGGCAGAAAGACGGTTTTCAATGAGGGGAGGTGCGGCCAGCGGCGGCGCTTCGGCGAGCGTCTGGGGTGCTACCCGCTGCTCGGTCGCGCGGGTCGCGCTGAGTCGCGCGTCAACGGCCCGGACGTTGCAGGTGCGTCCGTGAGCATCCCTGGCTTCGGCATCGGCGCCGACACTCCCGACGCTGGACGTCCTGACACGCTCTACCTGGAGGACGAGAAGGATCTCGGTGTTCGACGCCGTATCGGCGTGGCTATCGAGGAATCGGGGCAGGAAAGACAGTCCCGTGTTGTTGTCGGATGCCTTGTTGGTTGTCAGTCCGCCAATGAGGATGATGTCGCCGTCCTGCGAACTGATTTCGGTGCTCACTTCCCGGGTGTTCAGCGTTGGTGACTTGTTGACGCCCGTCGTCGTTTTCACGAAGTCGCTGATTTGCTGCGAGACGTGTAGGTTGATAACGCACTCCTTCACGGTCGGGCGCAACTCGAAGATGACACCGGACGAGTGGTATTCGACTGACTGAACCGGTTCGCCGCCGCCGCGAGGGTAGGAGACCGATTTCAGCACCGGGACTTTCTGCCCCACGGTGAGCTTTCCCCGCGAGCCGGATCGAATACGCAGGTTCGGGCTGTTGATGACCTGAAATCGTGTGTCTTTCGATAGTGCCGAGAACACCGTGTCGAGATCTCCCGCTGTGATCCGCACCGAGTTGCTTAGTTTCTCGCCCGTCACCTGTATGGACAGTCCTAAGCCCTTGGAGAGCAGATCCAGCGCGAGTTGAAACGCGGAACCGTGCTCGCTGCTTTGGGTGACCTCATAGGCCGTCGCTCGCACAGCGACTTCACCGACCGGCGTATCGACTCGCGGTAGTAACTCCTGGAGCATCAGAATTTCGGCTTTCGTCCCACGGAAAACGAGCGTGTCGCCTTTCTGGTCAATGAGCATCGCCGCAGAACCGTCGGGGATGTTGCCGCCCGCTCGTCCCTCGGGTGGGGCAGGGACTTCGCGGTTGACGGTGAACTGCCCTCGGAACACCGGCCGGACAAGATTGGCGAGATAGGCCGTGTCTCGATATTGGGGGCGATAGACGTAGGTGGATTGCGGTTCCGCATCAATGCCCGCGCTTAATCGCTTGAACACGAAGTCGACACCCTGGCGTCTTTCGATGCCGAACCCGAGCGAATCCAGAAACGCGATCAGAAACGCACGTAAGTCGCCGCGTCTCGTATCAAATCGCATCGAGACCATCCGCTGGTCATCGAGCACTTCGGGGGAAATGACGTAAGGCGTCTTGATGGCTTCCCCATAAAGCAACGAGACGAGCTGCGCGACATTGACGAACTGGAAGTCGAATTTCCCGGATGAGGTGCGTAGACCTAGTCGGGGCGACGGGATACCTTCACCGGTTCGTTCGGGCGAGGGGCGGCGCTCGATATTGTCCCGAGTCTCCGGGCCGTCATCGTGCAGGGCTGTCCCTCGGTAATCTATGGGGGCGGGCACGATGCGCGGCTCGTCCGCAAACGATTGGGTTGCAGCGATCAACATCGCGCCGGCGAATAGGGGCTTCATCGCGATTCTCCGAAGAACCGAGAAACGGGCTTTTGCCCCGACCATGCAGTGACCTGTTGACCGTCGACCTCACCGATGATCGCGAGGCCACGATTGCGAAATGCAGATGAGGGCTCGACGCGTAAGCGTCCAGCGTTATCGCTCAACACGACGTAACGTCTCCCGGCGACTGAATACTGCCCTGCAACACGCCATCTCTCGCTGAGCTGCGGTAGGCGGGGTGCAGACTCCAATGCTGTGTTCGCCAAGGCCGACAGGCTAGCGTTCGATTCGACCGTATTGGACGGTGATGCCTCCGTTTTCGGATGAAAGAAGCGCCAGAGGAACACCCCAACGCCGATCCAGCAGCCCACGAAAAGTACGGCGGTCATCCACAGTTGCGGATTACGCAGCATGTTTTGCCGGGAATCGATGGCGCGCTCTTTCCCTTTGCCGCCGGCATACGACTGATACAGCGGGAAAATGGCTTTGTCGTATGTTGTGGTCGTGGTCCCCAGCCGTGCCGCCTTGGTGATCCTGCCGCCGCCGAACATCTCGACGCGATAACGATTGCCTAGCCCCAATTCCTTGAGCTTCTTTGTAACGAACGTGACTTCGATCACCGAGCGTAACTGCCGGTGGAGATCCGTGATCGACTGGATCATCAATGCGACGTCGCACGAAACACCCGTTTCCGGGTGCACATAGTGTCGATGCATCCGGAAGAAGCGCATGTGCTCGGGGCTGATCTTGTGCGAGACGGACCAGAACTCCCACGCCTCATCAATCGCCACTAGATCGCCTGCTTTGACGAGCGAGCCGAGGTCCGGCCTCGTTTCGTCGGGAAAGAAGCCGGCTTTGAGAACGTCTGCGTTTGAAATAGGAATTAGCGGGCCAAGCGTTGTCGGGTCTGCTTTTTTCACGTCTGTGCAGTAAGCGTGAATCGCGTCCACGTTGATGCCATCGATATTGGTCACTACACGTCGACCGGCCAGAACCGCTGGCACGATGACGTTGCTAACGACCTCGTAGCTCTTGCCCGATCCCATCAAGCCTGTGTAAGCGTTGATTGCCATGGCGCTTACCCAATGATCGGCAAACGCCGGATAAGAAAGCGTGCTGCCATGGCACTGACGATCATGGGCGCACCTTGTGAGACGGCAAACAGGTCGAGCCAATACCAAACCCCGGTAGGGATGCCCGAAAACACCTCGTTAAGCTTGGACACCTGCGGGAAGAGGTTGCTCGATTTGAGGGCGACGACAAATTCGCTGACGACGTACCAGAGCGCGAAGAATGTCGCCCACTTGACCACCGACGCGCGGAACATAAAGCCCAACGCGGTGTTAAGAACGCTCGCGATGATGGCAAACAGCGGCATGAGGACCTCAGGCAGAGAGAACAATCAAAAGCGCCATGACCGCGAAGGCGGCGATCATCGCCTGGCGAAGTTGTGGCCCAATGCGCTCGGCAATTTCGCAGTGGGCATCTATGGGAATGGTGCGATCAAAGACTTGGAACGTTGTGCGCGGACACACAGCGCCGTGCGAAGGCATCGTCCAGGCTTTGAAGTCGGCTGTCAGCCCCAGGATCGGATCGATGATCATCTTCGCGGTGGGCGTCTCCTCGAGTACGGGCTTATCCACCTCGGGGGCGCCACCTAGCTCCATATCGACCTTGACCCGGTTGCCGATATCGACAGTCGGGCGGTTGACGACATTCACGTCCTGGACGCCTTCGGTGTTCTTGTTGCGGTCGGTGCCGGGCTCGCCCTCTTCATGGGGATCGCGCGCGGTGTTCGGATCTATTGCAGGATCAGGCTTAGGAGTGACGCGCGGATCTATGTCGGGATCGACCTGCGGGTTTGGGTCTTCGCGTGGACGGATTCGAGGCGAGATCGGCACCGTCTTGATGTCTGGTGGATTGGCGGGCTCGAATACGTCGCCGATGTGCGGTACTTCCTTGGGATTTTCTTTGACCCATATCACTACGTCCTCTTCGGTGACGGGCTCCGAGTCGCGATAGGGGAGTCCTGCATAGTCGGGTGCTTCCGCCGCCTGCTGCCACGATTCATCGACGATGTCGGCGAGCGTCTTGGGGCTGATCGGCATCTTCATGAGTTCTCGATTCATGCCGGCGCGCGCCGCATCCAGATCGGGGTAAATCGATTCTGTTGTCATCCGGTTGAGCCCGTAAAAGGCGTCGCGGCTGATGTCGAAAACAGCGGGGTTCAGTTCGAGCGTCACCCATTCATGCGGCGCCGGACAAAACGGCGGGGCGTCGTCGTAGCAGGGCCGATGTTTGTTCGTCCACATGCGCTCGGCAAAGCCTGCGAACTCGCCATAGTCATCGAGCAGTTCGATGATCTTCAGTTGAGGATCCGTATCGCCGGGCTGGAACAACCAACGTGTGCGCAGTGCCTCCAACTCAGAAATCGACGTGAAGGGAATGCGAATCCCGTGTTCAGGATAGGACAGGGCGATGCCGGTGGACTCTGGCGGCAGTAGCGGAAATTCATGACACGCGACTCGGGTGTTCGTGGGGGAGCATCCATGCGTTCGATACACATGTGCCCCGAGGCGTCTGAGAGTTTCGAAAAGGGATTCGTGGGAGGGAGACGTCTTGAAGTCCGGGTAGGGCGGTAACTTCACGGGTTCCTTGCGAGGGAGCTTGCTCGCGATCGCAACGGAACCGTCATACGTCTGCCCGATAGCGACCTCAGCGTCGCCCAACGTTGCGATCAATTGGCTACCCGCACCGACAATGCCGAGCCCCGCGAGGATCGTCAGCCAGACGGGTGCGCCCGCGAGGGACAGGCCGATGCCCGCGCCCGTTGAAACGACGTTTAGCGCTGTGCTCGATGACGAGATTGCTTCTAACGTCGCAATAACGCGAGCGTCGTTAGCCGCGAAACCTCGGGAGGCTGCTATCCGCGTAATAACGCCAGCGATGGCGCGATTCATGACGAAGTTCGCGATGGGGAGTGCTTGCGGTGTTGCCGGCTGTGGTGCGAGGAGGGCGAGTAGTGCTAAGGCCACCATCGTTCGTTTCATCGTTATCCCCGCAGTCCTTGAACGACCGCCCATCCGCATACGACTCCCCAGGCGAAGAAAGTTAGATTCCACAGTTCTTGCGTCGGCATGATGGTCTCCGGTGGCCGAGCGCTCGACACGCGCGATGGAGCGCTCGGCCGTGTTCAACGATTAGCCTTTGATAACGCCGAGCACGATCTTTGCGCCGCGTAATGTGGCGTACACGGTGACCAGCGACAGGGCGACCGCAAGGATTGCAGCGGTGGTGGAGCCCATGTTGATACCGTTGGTCAGCGAGGACAGGTCAGGGCCGCCACCTCCGCCGCCACCGCCATCTGCCTTAGCCAAGCAGGACGCCGTACCCAACGTAATGCCGAGAGCGGTTCGCGTGACAATCGAGCGAAGGTGTTGAAGTGCTTCTTTCATGGTTACTGACTCCAATTGAGATGCCGGGATGCGCCCGGCGCGCTGGCTCAACCCCGACGGATGAAGCCGAGGACTGCGCCCACATGGGCACTCACGAACCAAAGGCCGACGACGGTTGTGAATGCCAATGTCCAGAATCCCGCCATCTGAACGGTGTTGAGTGGAGTAGCGGGTGCATGTGATTGCGCGACTACGGGGTCGACGGAGACCAAACTGAATTGCTGGCCGTTCTCTGGCGGGCAGAGTTCGCGGTCAATGGCGGTAATCGCCATCGGTGGACGGATGGGTTGGCAGGCCAGCAGACGGATGGTTTGGTCTGTCACGCGGAGCCTCCGTGTGCACATTGCTGGCCCTTCGCTGCGCGAATGCACTTAGGAAGCGGATGGCCGTCGTAGTCCGAGACTCGGACGGCGAGCGAAAGCCTTTGCTTTGAGCGTGCTGGGCCGAAGCCGTCGCGTAGGCTGAGTAAGAACTGACGGAGCATCGCAACCCCCGATTTCCATCACCGCTATTGAGCTGTGACGGTGTTAAGAATCTGGCGGGGGGCCGGATATAGAAGATGAGTTATCAGCGTCTACATGAAGACGCGACGCAAGGCTGGAGAGTCAGGTTGTGGATTTGCCGGAAGTTGCGGGGCGCGCACCGCTCGCACAGGGATGCAGGGCTACAATGCGCGGAACTAGATGGCCGTCCATCGACTGAGAAAAGGCGAATTCCGCGAGGTATTCGCCTTTGGTCGTTTCTTTGAGACCGTCCGGCAGCATGACTCGGCCGACGACGGCTTGATCGCCTTCGCTTGTCGATTGGTAGAGCACGCACTGTGCGGTGCGCATGTCGTAGGGACGACCCGTCTTGCTTGAGATGCCTTCGAGTCGCGTGACGTCGATGATGATTAGCTTTTGTTTGCTGGTCATAAGGTCACCGGTTGCATGTGAGCGGCAGCAGGGAAATCCGAGCTACCGATGCCTAGAAATTAGACATGCCTAAAGTATAGGTTTCCATGTCTGGAACGTATTTGGGGAAATTCCGAGATGCGCAAGCGTATCTGCGAACTCATTGAGCACGTCGCCGACGCCGACCGATGTTGGCGGGAGATGGAGGACTTCACGGGTATTCCGTCGAAGCGGTGGCAGAACGTCTCCCGTGGTTTGCAGCGCCCGACGTCCGAGATGATCGAAGCCATTGGCGAAGTCTGGCCGCAGTTTGCTTTCTGGTTGGTAACGGGGCGCACGGACGAGGCGAGCGGGCATATCTCACCCGCCCTGGAGCAAGTGGCTCGGGACTTAAACAAAATCCGGAAGGCTGGGTAGTCGCAGCGAAGGTGCTAAACCGATGGCTGCAGCGGCGTTAAGCTGCGAGAACGTTTCATGGAAGTGTCCCCTTTGCCTTGTTGAGGTGGAGAGCGCCAATCAGGTACTGGGGGCGACCGGCAGTTGTTCTACTTGATGTCGTCGCTTTACGTTGGAAGGTGCACGGCGAACGCAATGTGGTGGCAGCAATGCGATATCACTGCGTTCTATGCGGTTGAGCCGCTAAGGAAAACAGCAAGATCGTTCATCGGCTCCCGGCAAAGTGCCGGTAAGAAATTTCACAAGCCTTCGCGGCCACCATTCGGGCGCTCGTCGTGACGTTGGCAGGCAACTCGCCGCGGGTTTCCTCACAGACGAAGAAAGCAAAAGTGCCTCTCGCAATGAGAGGCACCAAATTGCTGAGGGCCTGCGACAACGTTAGGACAGCAAGAGTGTGGGGTTTCCTGCAAAACTGAGGTCGTCGTCCAACCGTTGGGTCACATCGAGAACTTCGTCCGCGAGGTCTCCCAGTTGCTCGAAGTATGCGTTTGCGAATTCGGAGGGAATGGCTTCAGCACTTTCCTGATTGGCCGCCACCATGCAAAGTGCGACGAGGCGTTCGGAAAGACAGTGCAGTTTGTCGAGAGAATCGCGAACAGCGACAGGAGTAGATACGAGAGAGGTCATGCTGTGTGTCCTCATGCTAACCGTTTCAATCCTGCCCCTCGTGCGACGAGAGGGGGTGGGCAGGCACTGGACTGGGTTAGCGGACCGCTGATCAGTCGGATTGGGCGGCACACCCGAAGGTGTCCCAGCCCAGGCCTGCCCGTTGATTTCGTAGGCATGCATGAGACCGCACACGAAGCCGCGATGCATTGCGGCTGTGTGCCCGGACAGATCAATCGGGCCGCTAAGCCCGGTCACGTTTGGGACGTGACGAGAACAAGCTTACAGAGACCGCTTGCATGCAACAAGAACGGAAGCGGGGAATTATGCAAGATAGACGCGAATTCGGATTGGTCTTAGGGGAACGTAAGGATATTTCCCCTGGAATTCCTAATTGGGTGACGGTGCTGGGGTGACGCAGAGTATTGGGCTCATCAACTCAACGCGTTCGTGGTGCTCAAGATGCGTAGGTGCCTGTTGCGGCGCGATTCAGTATGTCTTGAATGGCCTCGCACTTGGTCATCAATTCGTCAAACGCCACGTTTCCTTCGACCAGCACGTCGTCTTCAATCATGGCGCTGTAGTCCCTCGAAAGTGCGTCTTTCGCGGCCCCTTCAGGCACGATTCGCAGACCTCCTGAAACGGCATGTCGATAGTCGATGACATTTCCGTCACTGTCTTTCTCGACGAAGAAACAGGACTTATGGTCAGCCACCATCGATGCGACATCCATGTCCGCGAGAACCGTATCGAATTGAGTGCTGCTGGCGATCGACATCAAGTCGTGCCAGTGACGCGCGTAACGCTCGCCTCGGATTCTCCCTTGCGCGCAATAGACGTGAGCAGCGGTCGCCTTCTCCCAGAACGTCCGGGACAAGTTCATTACGAGCGGGGTCGCCTGAGGGAATGAAACGCCATCCAGCATGCCGTCCATATCGCATTGCACAGGCATTGCGGTGTGAGGCTCTCCGGTTGCGCGTCCGCCGAATTCCAGTCTGACGGCTGGGGCTACATACCCCGTTCCGCTTGCAAGCGCCGGGTAACTGAGCAAAACAGTGTCCGTGCAGTCTTCGGCAAGTCCGACCGTTGCGTCGAGTCCTTCGCGGGTGAGGCCGTCGCTGATAACAGGGAGCACCTGTTCATTGATCCACGTAGGAAGTGCGCGCCGGACGGCGGCTGTCCATTTGCTGGACTGGCTGCGGCTTGATGGAAGCGATGCGCCCTCCGGGACCAAATCCGGAATCAAGCGGCGGATGTCGTATGTGAGGTCAACGTCTTCGGAAAAGCGATCAATGAGTTTGTAAGCCTTGGATAGAGATGTTCCACCCTTGAAGGTGAGGTCCATTGCTAACGCCGACGTGAACAGCGCGCGCAAGACCCACACCACCCATACGTCTTTTTCCAACAGATGAGCGGGCCTGCCGGTCTGCGCGCTGGAAAAGGCTAAGGCTTCGTATTGCTCGTCAGTGCTGAGATCAAAGTAATACTCAGCCACGTAACGACTCCTGTCCTATTGCCTTCGCCATCCAAGATGGAAGAGCCGCGCGTGCGGAAGTGAGCGTGTTCCAGTCGTCTGCCGACAATCGCTTATGGAGCGCGCTCAACGACTTGGTCACGTGGGCTTGACCCATCCACGCCAGCGCCCGCACCGCGTCTCCCGCCGTTCCGCTTCCTAATGCAAGCATCCATTGCGGGGCATGCTTTATCGCTACCACCGACCGTCCGAGCCGAAGTTTCCGGTTTCGACCAGACGATAGAAATACCTCACGAGTCGGGACCTGCTGCGTAAGTCCGAGGGCATTTGCCGAATTTGCGCCGTGAGACACCACGACTTCGCCAGACTTCTCCGCGAACGCACGTACAACCTTTTCGGGCGCCGGTGGGCGAGTGCCAAACCTACCCGGAATCGGTGAAACGTACACGCCACGGGTTACACGAAGAAGCTCGCCAGATTTCGTAAGACGCGAAAACGCCTGATCAATAGCCGCTCGACTTCCCAAATGCAGGAATTCCTTGGGCGACAGGACGCCGCCCTCAGAAAGCGAGCTGGCGTGCAGGCGAATGGTTTCGGGTAGCTTAGTCATCGATGAGCTCCATTTTGTCAGATATTATACTTCAGTTTCTGACATTTAATCCGTGGCTTCCGAGTCACTGTGGCGCGCTCGCCTGCTTTGCGACTCACGCGAGTGCGGTCATTGCGCTCGGCATCCTAATTTCGTGGCTTTGGGAGGAGGTCGATATGCGCGACAGAATCAAAGAGATCGTCGATACGGTCGCCCCGCGCCATCGTAGGTTCAAGACGCTAGAGGAACTGAGTGGAGTGCAAGCTCAGACCTGGCGCAGTATTTATGACGGGCGTCAGTGTGCGACGGAGGAGGCAATCCTTGCGCTCTGCAAGAACTGGCCGAAATATGCGTATTGGCTGGGAACGGGAATGACAGATGAGGATCACGGTCATTCATCGCCGGTATTGGAGCGAGTGGAGCGTGATCGCGAGACGTTGTGTAATTTCGGGGGGGGGGCGCCGATTGAGGTGAGTGCAAAAAGGAGATTCGGGGCGAGGGGAGGTTCTGCCTCGCATTGAGATTTCTTACGAGCCGATGCGATTTTCGTCCAGCTCGCGGCGTTCGGGCGCAACGCCGCGTCGGTTGCATTCATTTAAGAAAATCTGCAAAGAATGCTCACTTTCACTGCGCAGAGTCTTCAGGTCGCGCGCATAAAAGTCAGCCCCTCCATTCAGTCCGATGAATTCCCCCTGAACATGTCCATTTCGTGGACATAGGTAACGATGGCTGCCATGCCGCCAATAGTGATTGTGTCAGTCATTTTTCATTTCTCATGAGGCGTGAGAGCCATTGTTCATAATCCTTCCGGAATCTAGTGGGAATTCGGCGGTGAGTGCACCGGGGCGCAACCTTCGTTGTTTCCGACGCTTGGCGTCCTTGGCGGCCTGTTTTCCCTGCGGCCGAGCGTTTCCGTGCTGTATGTTAACGCCGCTTCACGAAACCGAACGCGGCGGGTCGCATCCTCGGCACCCGATCTATCATGTGGCAACGAATCAATGCCGACTGTATGCAATTTCACTCTCGTAATAATGGTTCGTTGCACCGTTGCGACTTCCCGCCACTGGGAACATGATCCAAGCTAACGTTGGCTGCAAAAATCTGACTTCGGCTTAACTCCCAATGAACTCAAAATCGCAGTCATAGGTTTCGCGCAGGTAGAGCTCTGTCACGCCGAGCAGCTCCAGTTGCGAAACGCTAATGTCCGCATTCGACACGCCTGGTTGAACAACGACGACCTTCAACACGAGTCGATGCGACATGAGGGATCGAGCAACTGTTGACAGCATCTGAAGATTGCCGCGCTCAAACCGCGTCCCACCAGTACGCTGTCGTTTCACCTCGCGGTATTGCAGATGCTTGAAGAGCCGCTCGGGATCGCCTCTCCAAAATGCACTTCGCTGCGCTTGTCCGCAGACGACGTACAAATCGTCGACACGAGCACCCGCTTCATCTTGCTTGGAGTATTTGCAGTGGTAAAACGTTACTTCGACATGCGCTGCGTGCACTTTGACCCCGACAACGTCGGCCATCTCCCCCGAGCCATCGTCGTCAAATACGATGTCGACTGCGTCTCCTCCCATGCGAGCAAGCAGGTACTCAATAACCCTCCGTTGAATCGATTCCGGGTCCTTTTCAACTCCCTGCGATTCCTTCCGCAAATTGACACCGTCCCAGTTCCACGTAGTTAGGCGCCCTCGGTCGAATGCAACTCGTCGCTCTGTCGGAGGCAGCTTGAACAGCTCGTTGCGCACAAGCGTAGAGCCGTCAGCGAAATACAGTGTTGGTGGCTCTGAACCAAACCACTGGTCGAGTGACTCACGCTTACGCCCGATCACTATATATGCGGCGCTTCCTTCAACAAGTACGAAGCTCAGATCATCCGCGACGAAACGCACCTCGTAGACTGAGTCGCCGTCAGGTGTTCGCAGGCGGATACGCAACGGACCATCTTCGGCATATGAGTCTGGCTGGAGATCTACGTCGAACAATGCACTTGAAATGCCGTCAATCTCGATGTCTACTGCGTCCTCTCGCCGATGAAGCATTTCGTCACTCCAATCGACTCCGAGAAGCGCTGACACCGGTCTAGCTTGCACAACCTCTGGGATCACTACATTTCGAAAGATATCCTCAGTAGAAATGTTGGGATCGATTAACTTTGCTCCTATGTTGTGGCACCACTGGACCCATTTTGCGAGGTCATGTGCGATGCGATGGGACCATAGGCGCCCTTTCTGAGAACAACCTACATTGACCTTCTCCCCTGCTTCATAACCGCGTCCAAAGAGGTTGGACTTTGATCTGTTTTGCCTCAACGCCATTGCCAAGGCGGCTCCGACGTCCGAACCGGAATACATGGAAAACTGTACAGCTTTGCTTATCAAGTGGCGGAGGCCAAGATTCATAATGAGGAATCTGTTAACGCCATGCAGTGACTTAAATATCTGTTCGCCTCTGATGAGATTTGCGTCAGGCCCACAGACTGCGCGAGCCAGATCCTCGTGCACCGTTGAATTATCCGTACTATTGATAAACAAAAGCCGTTGCTGCTCGCTCCAATGCAATACAAAAACATTCCAGGTAGTATTTTTCAAGTCGCGAACATCGCCCCACGCGACCTGCTCCTGATCTTTCGTGACAAATACAGCCACCCGCTCCGCAGCATTTAGGAATGGCCCCGCGTACATCCGTGTGGACTTGATCACCTTGCCGATGTCGGCCGGCTCCCACCGGTGACCTGTGCGAAAAACCACTGCACTCATTTTGGGGGCGATGTTCTGCAAGGCAACCTCGGGAGCAGCCTCGCCGAATCCATCCAGAAATTCGGCGCGCCTGATTTCGTCATCGGTTGCGCCCTCACTCAGCACCCGAAGTAACTCATTCCATTCAGCGTCCTCAGCATAGAGTGACTTCAGCCGATCGCTGACCGCGACATCCGCGATGTTTGCGACGACTGTCGCGTCTCCGATAGCGTTGTCGGCCGATCGCGTAAAGCGTCCGGTAAACTGGAGCGTGATTGCAAGACTCTTATGCATGTCGTGAAGGGCCGCCACCTTCAACTGCGGCATATCGAAGCCCTCACCAAGCATGTCTACGCAAACGATTACTCGCGACTCTCTGGATCGCAGTGCCGCTAAGCTGGATTGTCGTTCGTTTTGAGTTTGCTCACTATGGACAAGCAGTGGTTGAAAGTCCCTAGCATGCTCAGAATAGATGCGATGGATTGCCTCAGCCCGAGAAATTGTTTGGGCTCTGGCCATTAACACATGATCATATCCCGCAGCCAGATCTTCACGAAGTGCAGAAACTGCCTCATTCATGATTCGGTGATCCGCGCGGTCATTGTTGTATTCGACAAGGGGACGAAACTTGATTGGTTTGAAGTACCCTTCTGCCTGTGCTCGTCGAAGCGGATAGTTGAAAATTACCTTGCCATCAACTAATTTTCCGTCTGTGCGGAAGGGGGTTGCGGTGAATTGGAGAACGGGCTTATCACCAAAGTGCTCCCGAAAGGATGCCCACGTTGTCGCAGAGACGTGGTGCGCTTCATCGATGAACATGTGGGACGCCCATTCCACAAGAGCATCCCTATGTCTTACTCGACTGCCCGCAGCAATCCGCATGGTCGCCACGACCACGTTACAGCGCTGAAGAAGACCCTGAAATGCTTCCGCCTCACGCGGCATTTTTTTTAAGAAGCAAACGACGGGCAGCTCCGCGTGGGAACTTACGACGCCAAACTTCTTCAGCCATCCTAAATTGACGAACTTGGAGCCAATTTGATCGCGTAATGCATCGCTGGGCACGAGTACCAATAGGCGCGGTATGCGCTGTGCCACAAGCAAGCTGAGCATCGTTTCTGTCTTGCCCGTCCCTGTTGGCATGACAACGGTTGCGGGCTTTACGGACGCCTTCCAATGTCCCAGCGCTGCATGCAAGGCCCCCAATTGCGGAGCGCGCAAACCTGGGAGGATCCGTCCGCCCTCGACGCTACGCTCCTCTTTGTAGTGAAATGCGTCGTCCCAACTGTCGATGACTCGCTGCGCTCTAGCGCGGCTGTCGTCCAAACGCTCGTCTTTAATATTCAACGGCTTCGGATCGGCCCACCTGGTGGGTTGGCCCGCCAAGTTCCAATCCGAATGCTCTGCAGGTACATCAACGGTATCCGTCAAGACCAACAAGCGACCCACATCGTCGGGCTTTGCGATGGTCTTTGTCGAGATTGCAATCACCTCGCCACCAACGCTATCGAGAGTGGCGTAGTTTCTCCGGCGTCCTTGGGCCGGAGTCACTGTCACTTCCTGTTGGGTTGAATCACTTGAAAGCTGAACGACCCGGTTCCCCTCAATGAGCGAATGAACCGCATATATAGGTGGAATTGAAACATTTTTTCTGAACGTCACACGCATCCCCTTTTTCACGCCCTGGTGAGGCGCGATCGGTTTGTCGCCCGACGAAGATTAATGGCGTCTCCGTCGTATAGTTCCAACTGTCGGTGGCGATAGGACCAGAATTTAACATCTCCGAGTCGCATACTGGGAAATTTATTCGAACTACAAACAATAAATTAAAATATAGTTCGCATCAACCGAAAATCTTAGTCGTAGTTGCTTGGCACCTTGAGCGGGGCGAGTGCTCCCGCGCGCCTATCCCGGAGAATGTGGGGGCAGGAGGTACGCGTCCATGCCGACTGTCCTTGCCGAGCTGATGCAGTGGCCTTCTCGGTCATTCCGGTCGCCAGATAGTCGTCAGTATTGCTGAAGCAATTGATTGCGCGAAGTCATGCTGCCCTTCATCGCCCAAACGGGGACAAGTTGAACCCAAGGACTTCGCATTCTCTGCCTGCGCAGACTGCTCGTTTTCTTCGGCCAAGGAGGGTGATTCCCCTTCCTACTTGGTATCGGTGTGCCTTGGGTTGAAAATGACATATCGCTGTATCAAGGCTAATTTTTTTCATTTGTGCCATGATTTTTATGGTTGTTTGGATTTGTCTTATATCAAATTAAGAATTTATAGTGAGGTGTGGGGTGAGTGCATTTTTTGAAATTGCGTATGCGGCTGCTTCTAATAGTCTCTGTTTGTTTACTGGAACTGGATTTTCTAAGGCGATAACCAACAACAAGGCGCCTAGCTGGAGGGAGTTGTTGGAGGGTTGTTGTGATTTGCTTCCTGATCCGGACGGGGTTAGAAATGCCTTGTTTCCAGTCGATGGAAAGAATCAACTTAGCCTGGAGGAGGTTGCGCAGATAATATTCATAAAGTGTTGCGATGTAGGAGTGGACCTGAGAGGGGAGATCGCAAAAGGTATTGCGAGTATTGATTTGGATGGTGATAATTCGGTAATTTCAGAATTTCTTGAAAAAAATGCGGCAAGAATTGTCACCACTAACTATGACAAGCTTGTCGAGCGCTTAGTCAGCGAAAATCTATGTCATTCTCTGTCTCCGGGTTTGCCGATACCGAGATCCATGGCGAAGACGAAGGTGTATCACCTCCATGGATCTGTCGACTCACCCGCCAATATGGTGGTAACGTCTGATGATTATTTTAGGTTTATTAATTCTGAATCGTATTTTTCCAGAAAATTAAGTACGCTCCTTCATGAAAATACAGTGGTAATTATTGGTTATTCATTGGGTGACACAAATCTCAAGGCGATTCTTAGTGATTATCGAGGTTTTTCTAGAAGTCATGTCATTGGTGGAAATGTCTTCTTGGTTTCGAGGGGGAAGGTTGATCGTCATGTCAAAGACTATTATTCGCATTGCTATGGCATAAGGGTGCTTGATGGATTGGGTGTTCATGATTTTTTTCGCGCCGTAAGTTCTGAGATGAATGCGGCAAGAGATCGATCTGGACCTTCTGTTGGAAATATCAGAAAAGTAATATTTGATGGGGCAAAATATACCGACGATTATTTGAAGAAAGAAACTTCTTTTTTTGATGTGGTTGCATCGGTTTCGGCGATCGGGAAGAGTATTAATGATCCGCTTATTGTGCGAACTCTCGGGGAGGTTATCGAAGCGAAAATTCGATTGACAGGCGAGGATGGTGCATGGACTCAGTATGAACATCTTGCGCGATGGCTTATTTATCTCGGAACGATATTGGAGCTTAAAGGTACATCGGTGGAGCAACTGGTATTGGATGCAGTTTTGAGGTCGATGAACAGAATGTCGTCGGGGCAGGTTTACGGATATTCTTGGTATGCCTATAAGTCTTGGGACGGGGGGTGGTCAAATTTGATTTCTTCAAATCGAAGCCTAATACGACGTTATGTGGAATCGCATACGACTGACCGGGATGCGCTTGAAATTGTGGGGCGTGGATGA